CCAGTTGATCCTTGTGGACCTTGTGGTCCTGGAGGTCCTTCTGGGCCTTGTGGACCCGCATAAAGCACACCGATCAGCAGAGCATGGTTATTCGCGAATCCGGCAAGTCCCGTTCCGCCTCCGTTGATGAACGTGACTGGGAACGACACGTACGAATTAGGCACGTTGATAGCAGGCTCGGTAAGCTTAAAATTCTGGTAATTCGCGCTCTGAGTGCGATCTTGCACGAGAACTGTCGATCCAGGCGTACACTGTTCCAAGATACGCTCCACGTCATCACCGGAATCATCGATATGGCTCAAGTACAAGAACGTTGCTTCCGTTTGGTCTACGGCATTCCATCTAATGTGACGGGTCGTAGGAGGAGGAGCCTGTGACGTTGTCTGCGCGACATATAACAAGATCGAACTTGACGCGCCGTTTTCACCGGCAGGACCTGTGTCTCCTATTGGCCCTTGGATTCCTTGTAGTCCTTGTGGTCCCTCTGGTCCTTGAGCGCCAACTGGGCCTTGAGGTCCTTGGAGTCCTTGAGGGCCTTGCGGGCCTTCTGGTCCTACTGGTCCTTGAGATCCAACTGGACCTTGGTCTCCTTGTGGTCCTGGATCTCCTTGTGGTCCTTGCGCTCCTACGGTCCCTTGTGGTCCAAGAGGACCTTGGATTCCTTGGAGTCCTTGGAGGCCTTGCGCTCCTGCAGGTCCAACGATTCCTTGTGGGCCTTGGATTCCAGGTATGCCTTGCGGGCCTTGCGGACCAGGAGGACCAACGATGACAGGAAATGTTCCGTTGTAAGTGTTCGCGGTAATCGAGTCAACTACGATTTCTTTCGCATCTATGCGACCGAATACAGGATTAAGCCATCCTTTAGTTTCAACTGTGCCTGTGTTTAGCGATCGAAGATCCATTTTTTTATTTTAGTACTATAGACAAAAAAACGATGGGAAATATTGTGACAAGCACGGCTGACATACTCGCCATTATAGGTGGCGCAACGACACTATGCTTAGGTATATTCGGTGCCGTTAGATACTCGCGGTGCAGGACCGTCACGTGTTGCTGGAACGGGTGCATCCTACAAAATGAGCCTCCCGGAGCGCCTCCGCAATTGGACAAAAAAAAGAGCGAAGCTGCGCCAATTGATCCAACTGTTCCAAGAACTGACTCTGCCACGAGCATCATGGTGCTCACTTAGGCGATGCGGCGGAGGTACCAGTTGTAAATCCGGAGTGTAACGGGACCGCCGGTGGAATATACAACAAGGCAAGGAGAGAATGTATTCTGCGTCACGCGACTTGGCGTATTCACTGGATTCGTCGCCGAACTGTTGACGACAACAGCGTTCGACGTGCCGTTGATAGACGAAACGGTCGAAAACGAACCGCCGATCGACGTAGGGCCAGATTCGGTGAGGCTGAATGTAGATCGTACGTGGAACATCTGCAGCGTATCCGTCGACTGATTGGACGAAAGAATCGCATCGCAAAATGAGTCGGCGAGAGCCCAGTCGGTAGTCGAATTCCTGAACGTAAGACCGATGGCCAATGACGACGTGTTAGCAGGCGTTGTATCCTGGAACCACCCAGCGACGAAGAACTCGAACACAGCACCGGCGACAAACGCTTGTGCAGGAACACTCGTCGAGCTGCGGCCAGCCGTGATCAACTGACGCGGAACGTCAACTGTGTTATTCGACGGACCAAGGGTATACCACACGTACATCGTCGAAGTGTTCGGGAAGACAGTCCCAGTCTCCTCATCGCGTGTCTTGCTCTCTTCGGCCATCACGAGGTTTGCGCGGATTGTACCGCATACCGGGTTAAGCCAACTCTTCGATTCCACTGTGCCCGAGTTCAATGAGCGCAAGTCCATTTTTTTGTTTTTTATAAGATGGGCATACGAAAAAAAAATAAGACGGCGAAGTACATTCCTACGTTTTTTACTTGAGCATCTTCGCGAGCTGAGCGCGAGTAACCTTTTTGCCACCAACAAGGCGACCGCCGACATTGCCACCTACAAGGCCATTTCCGAACGACCGCACGAGACCGGTATTACCTGGCCCAGCCGACTGTTCCGGGTTGATGATCGAGTTGAATGCACCGACAAACGGAGCAGTCTCAGGTGCGAGCATCGGAAGAACCTTTGATGCGATACCAGCGAGAGGACGAGCAACTGACAAGAACGCATTGCGAAGGTCGTCGAACCATCCACCCCCGTAGAGGTCGCCGGACGGCAAATGAGGAACAGCTGGTTGAGTCTTTGAGCGAAGGACGTCCTCGTTTGTGAGGATTCCTACTGTACGAACGACGTTCTGCTGGGCGATCGTCATCACACCGACGCCGAAAACGACAACGTTGAGAGCAACTCCGTCCATAGCTTCGGGCTCGAATAGAGTATCCTCACCGGCGACGTTCTTTGCTTTAATGTTGTTGTATGTAACCGTCATACGAAGGTTGTACGAGCCACGCAGACCGACGGCCTGGTTGGCGCGAAGAGGGATGTCCTCGCCGAAGTTCAGGCAAAGAACCGACCCGCAGTCGCGATTCCACTCTGTCCATGTCAAGTTCGTGTTGTTCTTTGCTGCGATGTTGTACAAGTCGATCGTCTCAGCCGCAGCGAGAAGAGAGTCGCGGTTGTCGAACGAGATATTGATTTTCTGGATAGATGCGTATGTATCCGGCTTGAACGGACTCGCGGCAGAATCCGGCTCGTCGACGAAGATCAACAGCCTCTGCGGAATCGAGTTCAGCTGCACGTTGTTCATGACGATCTGCTGAGATACAGCTCCAGCTGCAATTTCTCCTTGTATAGTCGTCGTGTAGAGAGTCGGCTCGTAGTAGGGGTAGTTGTTGATGTCGGGAATGATCTGAAGCGCATCGGGAGTAAGGAAGTTCATGTAGACATACGCGCTCTTGGTAACCGCTGTAACCGAAGGCAACAGAGGAGGTGTTAGATCGAACGTGTTTTCCTTGTCGATCGTGTAAATAGCGGCAGCAAGATCAGAGCCACCACGCCCGCCGAGCTGGAGCTGAAGGTTCATCGTCTGGATACCTATCAAACCGGTGTCCTGGTCGCCCTTCTGGAACAAGAACGGACTCAAGAACAATGGCTCGCGGACCGTGAACCTGATAACCGCGGTAAGAACAGTATTCCCGGCCTTAGGCGGATTTTTAACGATCTCGATGCCGTACAGAGAAGTCCTCGACGTCTGAAGTGGGTTAGCACCGCGCGCAGCAAATGGAGACAATGGATTTCCATTTGTCTGCGAGAACGCTTGAGCGAGATCAAGCATAGTCGCCGTAGATCCCTGGTCGATCTCGGACTGTCCAAGGCTATTCGCGTAGCGAGTTGTCGCGCGCCAGTATTGGCTGAGATTCTGCGAGAGCTGATCGTTGTTTAGAGAGACCTGAAGAGAACGGGTCGCATTAGCGAGAGGGTACGCACGAGGACCGTTGGTTCCGTTGTCCTCTCCAAGAGTAGCATCAGCAGCAGCATCCGGAGCAAGAACAGCACCTGAACTGGCGAAGTTTAGAAGGCGCGTCTTCCCTAAGCTCGGTACACCCCTTAGGGTAACCTCGAAAGTAGACTCTATGATCACGCGCCGATTGACGAAAACGCGCGTCGACGGAGGGTTCAGAGTGAAATTCAGGTTGTTGTTGGGAGTCCCGTTCCCGCCATTAGGCTGGAATCGAACATACCCAGCGTCCTGCGGACCGTCGAAGATCTGGTACGTACGTCTTGCGTAGCTATTAACATCGGTACGCGAGTCGACTACTCGCTTTGTAGCAAGGGTCTCGACGGTGATCGACATTCGATTCTTTTTTTTGTTTTTACCATACGGCACTACGAAAAAAAAATAGAGGACAAGATGTTCCTAATTTATTTTCGGCGGAACATGATTTTTGCCGAGAACACACCATTCGGCGGAAGTTGAATCGGGTAAGCGTTTCCTGCGTAAGAAGTCCACCAAGCCTGTATAGTAACTTGATAAATCGACTCTCGGCCTCCGAGAGAGATCATCCTATATTCCGCTGTAGGAAGATACTCAATTCGGCTATGTGCCTCCATCGGGTTCTGATCCTGCGGTAGAATGAAATCCGTGATCATAGGAATCGTGTTTGACGATGTACTTCCATTCTGGCCGTATCCGACTGACCCAGGAATCGACTCACGTTGAATAGGAAGTGAACTCGTTGTAAGGTAAATCGTGCGCACGGCCTGCCATGTCGAAATCGATTTAGCGGACTGCTCGAGGTAGACAAGATTACCGGCAGGATAGTATCCTGGACTCTGAAGCGTAAGCGGAAGCCCGATGCGAGATGTAGCAGCAGTCTGAACGAACTTAGAATTCCACGTGAACAAGAGCACGTCTTTACCAAGCGGTTCATTAGGTCCTATGATGATCGACGGAAAAGCATACAGGTACTTGTACGCCACTTCGTTCATGTAAATCGAGAAGTCGTTGTATGTCGTAGCGTAGTCAGGAGTAAAGTAGAGCCTGAATAGCTGTGTAATCGGGTCCCACACAAGCTGGGGCGGGAACTGCGGCTTTGACCCGCCGATGAGAGGCCACGCCGTGGTAAATAGATCGTTGATCATCTCAGTACCAAGAGCAATGCTCTGAACGAAACCAGTCGGGTCGAAGCTCTGAACGTAATACGGACCGTAGTTGATTCCAGAGCTACGGAACGTAAACGAAGCAACTGGCAACAAAATCGAGTCTATATCGAACCGAACGACAGACATTTCCCAGTGTTCAGGAACATCAACGATTGGTGCAGACCGCCCGTCTTGTATGTCTGCAAGAACACGCCCATTCGTGTTATTGACCATGGTTGCGTTGTAATACACAACATCCTGGCTTGTCCTCGTTTTAGCGCTCATCGTTTTTTTTGTTTGTACAGTATAGATAAAAAAAACGAAAATGAATCGATCTTTATCGGACAAAGAGATTACATCACGAAGTGGTATGAAATGCCACTTGTACAGGGATCTACAAAGCCTGATACAGCTCCCTCCGATGCCCTTTTGTCTACTTTACGAGATGATGCCAAATACTGGTCACTGGTGCCTCGTACACGAAACCGTGAATACGGACGGAACTCCGTGCATCGAGATGTTCGATAGCTACGGTATATTCCCTGACAACGAACTCAACTGGGTGAGCCCAGCGTTCAAGATAGGATCTGGTCAACAACACACACATCTTCTTAGACTCCTAATAAATAGCGAAAGGCCAGTCGCATACAACGACGTATGCTTACAAGGAAAAGGAACAAGCACATGCGGTAGGTGGTGCATATTAAGACACAAGAACCAACACATGTCAAACGAGCAATTCGTCGACGAGATAAAAAAAGAATGCAAAGAAACCGGACTGAGTCCAGACCAGCTCGTTCTAAGCAGAATTCCAGACCTCATTCGTTAGAATTCAGAACATAGACCTCGTGCTCGGTCACGACGTAATTAGGAATCGTGAGCCCAAGGCACGTCCACCTGGACCTCGAATCAAGGATCCTACGAATCTGCTTAGGCTGCAGACCGGCATAAACCTTGAGATACCGCTGAACATGATAAGCTGATCCGTTGAAGAAGACCACGCGGTTTGCCTCGTTCAACAGAAT